AACGGCAGTAACTTGATTAAGGAGCTCTATAAGGGCAGCACCCCTATTAAAGAGGTGTGGATTGGTAACACTAAGATATTCCCCACAGGTACTGGCGGTGGTGGCGGTAGTAGTGGTGATGATGGCTTTGTGTACGATGTAACCCCTGTCGTTATCTCAAAAACCACAAGCAACTTGTCTGGTGGCTCGACCACCAACACTACCTATGTCAAGTTTCTAGCAAACGGATACATGGACTTTGATGGCGCAACCACATCTCTGGCATGGACTCGATGGAATACTAATGTCGGTGCTTTGGTTACCCCAAAAATCAAGTTTGGTCATGCAGGTGTTGAGCCTGCCTTTAGTAGCATTGAGGTCAGCACAAATGGTGGCTCTACATGGGCAACTATTGTTCAAAACACGGAATATAGTTTGGCTTCTGGCGTATGGCTTCGTCTGGTTAAGACCGGAACAGCAAGTAGCGCAACTACTGTGCCCCAAATTATTGTCAGTTATATCAATAACAGCGTAGAACTTACGAATGGAATTGATATGACAATTACTTCTGCAATTAATGTGTCAGCTAACCCATTTGTGACTAATTTCGGTACTATTCCTTCTGAGGTGCGCACTCCGTGGACAGATGAAGCTGTGTCAGACTTCTACATCTTCGGCAGAAGCCATTCGAATAACGCAGGAAAGATTGTGGTCGGTGAGGCTTTTGTTTCTGGCGACCCTAAAGAATACGCTTATTACGACTGGATTGTTCCGTCTGAAACTGCGCCATCTGGCACTTACACCGTAGTGCTTAGTGGCTTTAGTGTGGTAGCTAATGGCACATACTCTTTGGCAGATACAGGCGAAGTTTATTTCTCAATTAGCGCACAGGGCACTTCACCGACATCTGGTCAAACCGTAACAGACAGTGGTACAGTTGCCATTAGGAAAGATGGCGTAACAGTAAGCTCAGGAACGGTAACTCTGTATGCCCGTTCACAAGGCGAAATTTAACTTATAAGCAAAAGGAATTGAAGTGAACGACATCCCTCCACAAGAATTTGGATATTTACAGGCTACAGTGGATAAGCTGGAAGACCGTGTAGAAAAACTGACGATTGCCGTAGAAGCTCTTACCGCTACTCTTAATCAAACAAAGGGTGGCTGGAAGCTGCTCGTAGCTCTTGGTGGTATTGTGTCGTTTGCAACAGTTGTTGTTTTGAAGTTGTTTGGATTTATAAAGGGCTACTAATATGAAGCTACTGAAAGGCTGGAAGACGCTGACATTTAACATCCTAGCTATTGCAGTGATGCAGTGGGATGATGTAAGACAGGGCATCCTAGCTTTGTTTGGTGGGTGGGAATACGCAGTGTCTGTATTGGCCGCTTTAAACATTGTACTGCGTGTTATTACTGTCGGCCCAGTGGCTATGATGTGGATTAGTAAAGGAGAGCAAGATGGCGTGGAAGTTCGGAAAGAAAAGCCTTGAGCGTTTAGCTGGCATTAAAGAACCGTTACAAACTCTTGCCAAGGCTGCAATTACTGATAGTCCATACGACTTTAGCATCACTAACGGACTGCGTACACTAGAAGAGCAGAAGGTACTAGTCGCTACAGGCAAGAGTAAGACTATGAAGTCCAGACATCTAACAGGCGATGCTTTTGATATTGCAGTATTTGTTGACGGCAAGCTTACATGGGACCTGAAGTACTACAAAGCAGTAGCAACGCACATTAAGAAGGTTGCTGCTAAACTCGGCATTAAGATTACATGGGGCGGTGACTGGAAATCGTTTATCGATGGCCCGCACTTCCAACTGGAGAAATGAGATGATACCAGTAATGCAACCAATGTTTGATATGTACATTAAGCCGTACCTGATGTTAATTAAGATTGGTATAGTGGCACTGTTCTTTGGCACGATCATAGGTCTGTCCTTTTGGGGCGGAAAGAAATACGAAGAAGGTAACACCATAGACGCGGAAAACAGAGCCGCTCTGCTGGCAGAAGCCCAGAAGTCCCAACTAGCTGCTATTCAGGCCCTGAACGATGCAAACACAGCCTGGGAAGAGTTAGCCAAGGCCCAGGGAAAAAAGCACGACGAGGAACTTGTAGCCCTCGAGAAAAAACTTGACGTACTCAAAGCCAAAGAGCTGAAACTTGAGAAAAAACTAAAGGAAGCATATGAAAAAGACACTGAATGGGCTACTACTCCTATCCCTACTTCTTACGGCAGGTTGCTCGACGAGGCCGGTAAAGACTGAGACCGTCACTGTCTATGTTCCGCAGTACGCCCAGATCGACAAGCAGTATACTGACAAGGAACTACTACCGGTAAGCGCTTTTGGAGTCAATGACGACCTAGCCAGAGCCTATATTGAGGCTGTTGAGGCCCTAAAACGGGCTAATGCCAAGCTAGAAGCGATCGAAAAGATCCAAATTGACGAAAAGCCATGACAACTATTGCCTGGAAGAACGGGCAACTGGCCGCGGACAAGAGACTTGACCAGTGGATGACCACCTGTAAGATCTTTAAACTGCCAGACGGTTCTCATATTGCAGGAGCTGGCATGTTTGACGACGTAATTGAGGTAGCCGCGTGGTTTTCAGCTGGTTGCCCACCAGAAACTAAGCCTCAGTATGCCGAAGACAACACAGATCTGCTGCTAATGGGCCCTGATGGCGCATGTTACTGGCTAACGGACCCGTTTTTACGTAAACAGAAGGTTGCCGAGGAGTATTATGCCATTGGTTCTGGCGCAAAGTACGCTCTTGGCGCAATGGCTGCTGGCAAGTCTGCCAAAGAAGCCGTTTTGATAGCATCTAGGTACGATCCTGACACCGGAAATGGGGTAGATGTGGTCAGATCTCGCAAAAAACGAAATATTTCTGCTAAGTGACTATAACTTTTTGCGTTCCGTGGTGTTAATATACTTAGTAACTACGCAACTTGTCCTATAGGAGGACCCATATATGTCAGATAATGATCAAAACAATAACCCAGTCGCAGAGAATACAGAAATTGAAGTGAATATGTATGTATACACTAACAATGCTCCTGATGCTCCTGCTGAATCTCTACTAAGACTCTTCTACGAAGGCACAATGACTAACAGTATTGGTGCTATGAGAGCTAAGAACACAAAGACTGGGGAACAAGAACTACTTCTGGTAGGTATTTACTTCAAAGAAGACGGTTCTTCAGACACTTTTCCTCTGGCCCGAGTTCTCAGTGCCGACGATGCCCTTACTTATGTCTCTCCGGACGGCAAAGGTGGCTGGTTCGAGCCTATGATCGAGGTTCCAGAACAGACTCAGTAAGGAACTTTAATGACCAGAATTCGAGATGTGTGGAACAAAGCTGTTGATTATGCTGGCGACGTTATCCAAGGCGGCGTTAATCTGGTCACTGCGCCAAGTATTGGTGCTGCTGTTAATTCTGCTAAGACAGGTTATGTGCAGTCTGTAGACCGCAATAACGACGGTGTTATTAGCCCTTGGGAAGGTCTGCGGTCTTATATGATCGGAGTTCCTGCTAACGTTGTCAACACTCTAGCCTACACAGGCGATCCGTCAAGGGGTACTACTATGCCACAGGCTCAGTACGTACCTACCGGTAACTCCGTGTTTGGTAACTCGATGGGCCTGGACAGCTACGGATTCTTTGCAAATGCCCCTCAGTCCATAGACAGCAACTTTTATAACACCCAACCACTGAGTTCGTTTGGACAGCTAATGGCCCCTCAGTACGGCCAGTTGCCTGACCTTTCGAACAATGCGTGGTACCAGGGCCCAGGTGCTGGATCTATGGGCCCAGTCCCGCCAGCCCCACAAGCTCCTGTACAGGCTCCTGTAGCCCCGGTTGCTCCTACAGCCCCGTCTACCACCATTAGTGGCATTATGGGCGCAAATAAGCCTACACCGGTCCAGTATCCTAATAACGCTGTAGCTATGTATAACGCAGCTCCTATGATGTCTAAAGCTGACATGAACGCCATCAACATGAAAGCCGGAGCTGCTAATATGCTGTACGACCCTATGTCTAGAACAATGAAAGACACCTCTATTTCTTCTAGGTTTGACCCCATGGCGAGGCATAATGCGTTCGTCAAAAAGCTCGATATGGCCAAGTATGCTGGTGAGTTGAACCCAGGAAAAGCCCTAGAAGATGCCCAATTTAACGCTGAAATGAATGCAAAACTTGCCAGTATGGCCCAATAATATGAGACTTGACTATGAATGCAGAGTGGGTAAAAACACTAACTGAGTGCTATAAACAGGGCTATTCAGACGTCGAAGTTTGCAGAGAACTAAGAATCACACTAAAACAGTTTAACAAAGCCTACTCTGATAACGATGCTTTTGCCGAGATCGTAGACTTCGGACGTATGCTAAGCCACGCGTGGTGGATGGAAAAGGCCCGTACTAATCTAAGTGAGAAGGCTTTCAACACCTCGTTGTACGTAATGGTCATGAAAAACCGTTACGGATGGGCAGAGAAAGTGGAGGCCTCGCAGGTCGACAATTCTAGCCTATCGTCTGTGCAGGAACTGAGACAACGTCTCGAGAAGGAGCTTCCAAAATTGGTGAAGACTCTCAGACCAGACCTCAGCGATGCCAAGTTGCTCGATGTACTACAGGAGCACGCACATGCAGCCGAATGATATAGACGCGTTGCTGGGCTCTATTAGTACTCAGTCGTTTAAGGACCAGGTGAAGGAGGTTGCTCCTTCCCTGGAACTTTCTGATAGCAACGCTAGAGCTATGCAGTCTCTAGTTGATTTGGTAGAAAGCTACCAGAACTCACTAGAAAACTCCGGAACTGGCAAATGGTTTGTGGACGGCTCTACGTACTCAATTGAGAACTGCCCTAAACACAGTGCCTTTTTTACTGCATCGAAAGCCTATACAGAGACTTTGTTCATAGCGGGTAACCGCTGCGGTAAGACTCTAGCTGGTGCCTTTGCTATGGCGTGTCATCTGACAGGCGACTACCCTAGCTGGTGGAATGGTAAGACGTTTGACAGACCCATCAAAGCATGGGCAGCTGGCTCAGACGCTAAGTCCACCCGAGATACGGTACAGAAAGAGCTACTAGGATCGATCGGTAACTGGGGCACAGGTCTCATTCCGAAAGAGAAGATGGGGCGTTTCTGGGCTCTGTCCGGTGTTCCGCAAGGTGTGGATACCATCGAGATTAAGCACTCCTCTGGCGGCATCTCTACACTAGGCTTTAAGAACTACCAGCAGCAGTTGTCTGCGTTTTATGGTACTGCAATGGATGTTATCTGGCTAGACGAGATCTGCCCTGCTGACATCTACAACGAGTGCTTGATTCGTACCATGACTACCGATGGTATTATCTTTGTAACGTTTACTCCGCTAGAAGGCCTGACTCCGCTAGTAGTAAACTTCTTCAGCAAAGCTGATCTGCTAGCTGGAAGTAAGCCGCTACTGGGTGTGTCTAACGAACAGACAGAAGATGATGGTACAGACTCAAGACTAGCAAGTAGGAAGGTAGCTAAGGCTATCGTTACCGCGGGATGGGATGACGCCCCGTGGCTGACAGAAGAAGCTAAAGCTCGAATGCTTGATGATACGCCGCCTCACTTGAGAGCCGCGCGTTCCAAGGGCGAGCCTAGTATGGGATCCGGTAACATTTACCCAATCCCGCTGTCTGAAATCCTCATCAAGCCTTTTGAAATTCCGCCCTACTACGAACGCATATGCGGCTTCGACGTAGGCTGGAATAACACAGCAGCTGTGTGGTTGGCTAAGAACCCAGACACTGGCGTAGTGTATATGTACGACGAGTACATCAGAGGTGGCGAAGAGCCGCCTGTTCACGCCTCAGCCATCAAAGCCAGAGGTACCTGGATTCCGGTGTTGATTGACCCGGCCTCTCGAGGAAGATCTCAGGTAGACGGACGCAAGTTGATGGATATGTATAGAGCTGAAGACATGCTACTGTATCCAGCTAATAATGAGGTAGAGTCCGGTATTCTGAATGTGTGGAGTCACCTAAGCACAGGTAAGTTAAAGATATTCGACACACTGCCAAGAGTACAAAAAGAATACACACTGTACCGCAGAGACTTAAACGGTAGAGTTATTAAAGAAAACGACCACTTACTAGACGCTCTTAGATACGCACTCAACATGAATATCAGAGCTATATCAAAGCAACAAGCTACTTCAGTTGGCAAGGGATTAAAAGGATTTACCACGTCAATGAAGTACGACATTTAAGGGATAAAGAATGCTAGCTAGCGAACAAGAGTTGATGACTAAGGCGGTAGAAGAGAGCGAAAGAGCTAAGGCCTCTGCGTTTGCCAAAGATAATGGCCTAGACGCTCTCGGTCAGCACATTGTCGACTTGCTTAAGAAGCGCATTAATAACCGTGCTGCTAAGCAAGAAGAGTGGACAGAGTGCGGCTACTTGTACTTCGGTAACATGTACGGCAACTCCTACCTAGGAGAGAACCCGTTCTTTGACCAGAAGCAACGTAAGCGCCGTCCTGACTTCAACATTGTCCGCACTAAGTGTGATGCTGCTATCTCGCAGTGTATTGACATGCAGTTTGCTGTTAGTGAAAAGAACTGGGATCTGTGGCCGTCAGCTAATAGCCAGGATCCTACAGACAACATCAGATGCGCTCTTATGTCCGACGAGATCGAAACTCAGTTGGACGGAACTCGTTATGGCTTCCAGGCCCGTAAGGCCATGTTCGATCGCGTTGTCTTTGGTACAGGCATTCTAAAAGGTCCTGTAAACTGCGGTAAGTTGTCCAATAAGTATGTCCGTGATGAGTTTTCTGGCGTGTGGGAATCCCGTCCGGAGGTTGTTTATAAGCCAACAATTGAGCGTGTCGATCCGTGGATGTTTTTCCCGGACGATACCGTTAATGATGCTGACAAGATCAGCGATGCTGTGCAAGTGCACCCGATGTCTGCGTATGAACTGGCTGCATATAAAGACCATGACGGTTATGATGCCGCCACAATTGAAGAAATTCTAAAGACTCCGCCTACAGTTT